CTAAGAGTAAAGGAAGTTTTGGTTTTAACTAAATTTTTTACACGTTCAAAAAAGTCCATACTTCTTTTTCGGAATTTTTTAAAAAAAAAATAGGTTAAATAATCAAAAAACACATTGATTATTTAGCTAATTAATCTATAATATGTTTATAAATTGGTTATTTAGCCAATTTATAAAAAAAGACAGTTGAAAGATGATACTTCACCGTATCTTTGAGCTGTTTCAGTTCAGAGCCTTGCGGCTTGCACCGGTGAAGCCCTTAGAAATAAGGGGGTGCAGGTCAGCAGGGCTTTTTTTTGGGACATTCTGCCTGCGGCGAACAGGGAGATGAAACCGCTGGACTATATCTGCAACGACATTGACATCGACTCGTTCAACAGAATCTATGCGCTGTCGGAAAAACTAAAGGAGACTTATATATGGCAAAAGCAAACAGACTAGAGGAGCTTGAGAGTGTGATCCTTGACCAGATTGAGAAGCTCAATGACGACTCGCTCTTCCAGAACCCAGATGAGGCGAAGATAGCGATTGAGAAGTCAAGAAGCATTGCGGATCTTACAGGGTCGCTCGTAAGCATTGAGGGAGTACGGTTGTCGGAGAACAGGTTAAAACTTGACGCTGTGAAAATCGCCATGTCAACCGAGGGGTACGGCTACAGGAAGTACCTGGGCATTGAGGAGGATTCCGACAAAGTTAAGACATGAAGAGAAAAGGTGAGACTCACTGAATAGAAGAGGTGATGAAATGATAATTGCCGGAACATACACGACGGTGGTAAGGGATGACAGGGGCGATGAGATCGTCTGCGGGGCAAGGATTGTCGGAAACTGGGAGGGAGACGTGTTCAACGCCGCCGAGTTTGTTGATGACAGACTTGTGGGAACGGTGTGGCTGACACGCGAAGATTTTGAGCGGAATGTCACAGGCATTAAAGAGGTGTTCTGACATGGAGAAGTTCAGAAAGATTTGGAACGAGGAAACAGACGGATTCCTTGTTTCGCACAGGAAGATTACCGGAACGGATTATGACAGGCTTCTGAAACTGTTTCTGGAGGCGTTTCCTGATTCCAGAGTGACGAAGTGCGCCATTAAAAACGAGTGCTCAAGGTTAAGGCTTTGCAAGCCGCAGAACCCGCACCCAACAAGGCATAGACCGCTTTATTCGGAACATTTAAAGAAAGGATACGTGAGGATAAAAATAGCCGAGCCGAACGTATGGGTCAGCAAATCAAAGTGGGTCTACATGGAAACCCATCCCTGGGAGGACTTTTCCGAACGCTCAAACTACATCTTTCTTGACGGCGACACAAGAAATTTCAGTCCGGAAAACATAGAGCGCGTACCGCTGAAGCTGATGGGCATATACAATTTGACGGGAGGAGTTGCAAAGGGGTGTCCTGAACTGACGAGGGTAAGAATAGCGCAGGCAAGGCTGAAACAAAGGCTGATGGACTCCGGGGAAAAGGTGGGGCTTGTAGTGGTTGTCAACGGGAAAAATAGACATGCGTGCAGAGTTTTTAAATCTCGGCGCAACGAGCTCGCACGGACAAGATACAGAATGCTGCCGCCAGAGAAGAAAAAAGAGATAAACGAGAATCGGAGGCAGTATTTCAAGAGACTAAGAGAGGAGACCCCGGAGAAATGGGAGGCTCTGAAGGTGAGGCGGAGAGAATCCCAAAAGGCGTATTACCAAAGACACAAGGACAGGTAAATAAAACGCAGTTTTGGGTACACGTTTCATTGGTATGTGTCCAAGTACAGTATTTTGGGTACATGGGAGACCTAGAGAGAGGAGGTAAAGTTTTTGATTTTGGCTTCAAGCTCGTCAAGGCGTTGCTTGTATGGGTTGGAATCCACGCCAGTTACAAGGTATTCGACGGTAGTGTTGAGTGCTTGGGCGATGAGATAGGCTTCGTCAACAGTGGGAAAGCGTTTTAGGCTTATTCTGTTTCTGAATGAACTTAAAACAAGGTTGCATTCATTACACAGCCATTCTTGGGTGGTGTTTTGAGACTTAATCTGCGCTTTTACATTGTTCCAGAATAATTCTGCGTCCATACGGTTATTGTTACCTAAAAATAATAACTAAAAAAGTATGTTTTTCGTTGACGTAATACTTTTTTAGTTATATAAATTAATTAAAGATAACCAAAAAGTTATTTTTAATTAAACCCAGCGGATTATTAATCCGTGAAAGACAGTTGAAAGAAATCGCGGACACTTCTTTGAACTGTTTTTAGTTCAAGCCTTGAGCTTTTATGTTGTCCGACAGGCGGAGAAATCCGACTGAGCATGAAAGTTCGGGGCTTTTTTATCGAGTGGCTAGAGGCTTATGGTTGCGAAATCTCACTCCCCTAGCCATGGAGGTCGCTAAACGCTGAACTCAGTTACTTTATCGGCAGACTTGTCAAAGAGTTTAGAGGGAATTCAGTATAGCGAGAATTCCGCCTTTTCGAGGGGCGGTCTTAATCAGGTAAAAACCGTATATCCTGCAACCCTCTTACCGGTGGGCGTGGGAATAACGGATTAAATAGGCTGTTGTAGCGTGGAGTCTTGTCCACACATCACGGCATTTTTTGGGGCATCACTGCTTGCAGATGTCATATAAAAACCTTTGGGGAAGCGGCTTTGTGAAGGTGCGGTGCATCTTAATTTGGACTCAAGGCCGCCTACCCTTTCCATTGAGGAGGACACAATGGAACAAAAACGTTTATGTGTTCGAGTTATGGAGGCGTGCGAAATGCTTTCAATGAGTCGGACAACACTGTTTAACTCTGACATTCCATACGTCAAGATCAACAAGTTGCGGCTATACCGCATAGAGGATTTGGAGGCTTATCTGGAAGCCCACTTGCAGAAAAAGGAGCAATAGGCATGACATATTACAGCTATCTTGATGAAATGGAAAACCTGTGCCGGAGAGCCTGCTATGCCCGCAGGGTCACGGATCCTGATGATCCGTATCTTGCAGACATTTATTCTGCTGCAGAAGAAGGATTTTTCCAGAAGAAAATGAAATGCTTTGCAGATAAAGCATCAGCTCCGGCAGGAACGGCAAGGACTGAAAGGCTTGAACAGCTGCGGAAGTCTGTCGAAGAGTGGGAAGTAAAGGCTGCATATATCCAGAAGGAGGAGAAAGATGGGCAGTAAAGCAAAAGGACAGCCTCCTAAGGCTGTGGTTGCCATTCCAAGCGAACCGGTCAGAAAAGCTGGAGGAAAGGTTCTTGAATTTCCAAGTGAAAAAGCGGCGGCAACTTTTTTCTGCATGTACAAACAGAGTCTATGCCGGCTTCTGGTACACGGAAAAGCAGCACGCCCTACATGCGGCTATTATTTTGATTACATAATTCAAAATTATAATTGAAAGGGACGTAAACAATGGCAGAAAAAATTGATTACAAGGCTTATTTGTCCCAGTTTGGCAAAATAGAAACAGATGCCAAAGTAAGGATAAAAGAATATTTAGAAAAGCAGATTCAGGAAGATGATGCTTTAAGGAATCTCTATCGCTCTGAGAAGATAGACAGCTGTTATAACTTCATTAAGGATGCAGTAAAGGCTACAGGTTGCGGGTCTTCTGCAGCTATTGAAGATGCAGTTGTTTTCAAAATGGCGAGGGATTATTTTCTTGAAGTTTTACCGGTAGCGGCTGACGAGTCGAGACCGGTAAAAGATAATGCGGCAGCCATATCGGAGTCAGAAGCCGGAGGGGAAAAATCCGGAGAAGTCGGCGCGGCGGAAACGGAACCGGAGGTGACAGAAAGCCTACCGGCCGACAACGAAAACGCAGTAAAGACCGACGAATACGGATTTGAGGTTTTCGGTGAAGAGACGGAATTTGAGAAAGAATCGGGCGCAGAAACAGAAGAAGAAGCCGAAACTGGGGCAGAAACGGAACCGGAGGTGACAGAAAGCCTACCGGCAGACAACGAAAACCTGGGAACTCCACGCGGGGAAGCTGAACCGGAAAACGAAAAGCCTGAAGATTCACAGATAGAATACGACTCAGCCGGTAACGGTCTTCTGTTCGGCTTTTAGGGAGGTTGAAAAAAATGCACAAACCTTCAAACTGGTACGACAGAATTGAAGCCGAGAATGGGCAGATTGTCCGCATTGTAACGGCAGAATGGGTGGATAAACGTCACGACTATAAGGTTTATTCCGTAGACGTTTATAAGGAAGATGACAGCGGCAGATCATGGGACCAGAACCTATACCAAAATATGTGGTACGGTTGTGTAGTATGCTTTCCGGGGCTTCCGGTAAATAACAATAAAAGCAGCTGGTATTACGACATGACTATAGCAGAAGAGGAAGGATACAGGGAGAGAAGCCGTCTTTCCTCTGTCGGCTGGTCTGATGACGTAACGGAAGCAGATAAAGAGCTTGTATGTCTCCTGTATCCTGATTTCAGGTATGTTCTGGAAAAGTACAAAATGTCAGACAAGTGGGAGCTTATGGAAAAGCTTCGCATATGGATTCTTCATAAAGAAGTTGAATTACTTCTTGCAGCAGGTTTTGAGAAAGTTGCAATGAACGGGAACTTTTGGAGGCTTTCGGAAAAAAACAGAAAAGCAGTATGTCTTTTTATGAGGCAGCATCCGCAGTTCAAAAGGTATTCACTTGCAGAAATTCGGGCTGCAATGCGGTTGGCAGATCCTGATGATTATGCAAGATACTTAAAGGCAATATCTTCCTATTACAGAATGAATAATTGCAGGTCAGAGGTGTGCATAAGTTATGACGATTACAAATACCTGAAAAGGCAGCAGAAAAAATTCAAAAGTAGCGTAGCCGTCAATAGGACCGGCTCTAATTTTGATGAAGAGATTGTTTTTAATGAACTTAAAAATGTTTACATCGATTACATCCGGATGCTTTTCAGAAGTGACCACAATCGCAATGATGATTACTGGCGCTACCCCTCTGACATTTGGGTCTTTCATGACAGGCTTATGGAAGAAGAACGCGTCAAAAGGGAGGCGGAAGCGCTCGCAAAGGCAGAGAGAGAGAGACTTCGCCAGATTGCATTTGCAAAAGCTGTAAAAGGTATCGAAAAAAAGTTTAAGGACTTTGCGAGCACAATCGATGGCTATTCTATTTTTGTAACGGCGGATTATGACGAATGGACGAAGCAGGCCAGTGAGCTTGAGCAGTGCATTTGTGCCGCCGGTTACTATCAGCAGATGGCTGACGGTAAATGCACAATTGTTTTCATCCAGAAAGACGGAGTCCCACAGGCAACCGCACAGATAATGCCGGACGGAACGCTCGGTCAGTTCTACGCAAACGAGCACGACCGAGAGAACTGCCTCCCATGCCCCGAAATCAAAGCAGCCTTTGAGAAATGGAGGGGGTCTGTTCCTAAATCAAAATTCAAAAAATCAAAACCACACAAAAACGGCAAGAAGGAGTCCGCAGCATGAGTTTTTTTAACAGCAAACCATGGGCAAAGATTCCCACAGATCTGCTCGAGAACAAGGCAATGATACGCACGGAGACGGAACTTCCGGCGGAACTCCGAGCCGCTCCGGTACTCCTCTATCTTGCCGGGGCAACAAAGGCAGATGATGACGGCATTTTTGACATCGGAGACGGAGAAGAGTTCGCGTCGCTTATCAAGGCTGCAAGCCCCGAAACAGTACGGCAGGTTGCATCTGCAATGGTTAAATTCCGCATTTTTGCGCATGTTCCCGACTCAACAGTCTACCTCTTCGCTGAATGGGAATATACCACCCGTCAGAACGGGAAAAGTCTTAAAAACCGCTTCGAGACCGCCAGGGAGATATGGAAAAAGAAGCTAGAAGAATCCTCTTTTTTTTCTCTGTATAAAAATTCAGACACCATGACAACGGAAATAAACAATACACCTGTAAAGTGTTCTAACACTATACAAGCCCGCGTTAACGAGTGTTTTAACACTATACACGCCCCTGAAAACGCGAGTTCACAGATAAGAGAAGATAAGAGAAGAGAGAACAGACAAGAACAGATTAAACCAGAGGTAGAAAAGATCACACACACAAGAGTAGAAGGTGCGGAGGAAGAGCAGCAGCCGAAAACTTCCGGCCTTTTACAGAGTCCTCCAGTTTTCGGCTTAGAGAATGATTCAGAAAAACAACAGAATCAAAACACACAAGAAAACCTGATGGATATTCCAGACTGGACTGTTGTTCCTGACGGGGCAAACCTTGATGAAACTCCCTTTGCTGGTGATGGTGAAAGAGAAACAGGAGATGCAGGTTCTGTGCCGAGTGACGGCGGAAAAAATACGGGGGAGGTTGCCGCTATTCTCAGTAATTTTTTTTCGGACAATAACGTTTCGTATAACGTCACAAAGGGACTAAAAACGGTCGAGGCGATAGCATCAGAGATTCTTTTAGGAGCGGAGACGCCGGAAATGGCCTGTAATCTGGCAAAGAGAATCTGTTTCGAATTTAAGAAGATGCACGACGAGCCTGAGGGCGGTTACTGGCACAATATACCGCTTTTTCCGGTATACATGGCAAAAGATGCTGTATGGGCGACGCTTATAAACCGAGTTTCGAAGATTTACGGCACTGCTGCCGCACCCGGAGTGACAGATATCGTGGAACAGGCAAAAAAAAATTACGAGGAATGCATGAAAGAGCGCATAGAAACGGGTGACCAGATAAACGCGGAATATATCCGCCGGGGAATATCTCCTGAGGACCCGCACAGGGTACGGAAGCTCCTCGAAGCAAAGGCGAAAGAAACGTGAGTCAGGTAATTCAGGAAAACCTGTTTGATGTCGAGGCTGCGGCTGCTGAAAACAGGCGTTTTCTCGCAGAAAAAGAAAAGGAGAAAAGAGACCGATTTTACGGCAACATCGAGCTTCCGTATTTTGAAAACCCGGAGAATGACAGTGAGAGACTGTTTAACATGCAGTTCCGGTATTTAAAAAATGGTGACGAGGAGGCGCGGAAAGAACTGCATCTGCTCGCTTACCGGATTATGAAGCGGCTTTTATGGCAGCGCATGAAAAAAGGCGGTATGAGTTGGCTTGACGAAGAGCGGCAGAACGAGATTATCTCCGACGCTTTTCTGTACGTTTTTCGACGGTATGAAAAAGGTGAAGGGTACGCCGTGACTAAAAGTTTCATTTCTGTTTTGAAAAACGGTATAAGGCACGCCGCGGATTATACAACCATGAAAGACAGCGAGATGAGTCTGGAGGAAGTTAAAAACATCACGCGGAAAGTAGTGAGCATTTTCCGCTAGGAGAAAGACAGATGGCAAATATAAACGTTGTGATAGCCGAGGGAAACCTTACAAGGGCGGCCGAACTTTCGCGCTGGAATGACGGCACGCCGTACTGCCGTTTTACGATCGCAAATAACGAGTCGTACAAAGACCGGAACGGACAATGGCAGGATATACCGAGCTTTATCGACTGCCTGTGTAAGGGTTCTTACGCAGAAGCAATGGCAAAGCATCTTTTGAAAGGACGGCGCGTAACAGTAACAGGAAGGCTTAAACAGCAGCAGTGGACTGACAGTCAGGGAAATAGGCGCTCTTCGATCATTGTTAAAGTGTCGGAAATCTCTCTGGCGCCTTTCGGTAACAGCAGTTTCCGTCCGGTCCAGGAACAGCAGCCTTGTGATTACGCGGACAGCAGCAGTCCGGAAACATACAGCGTTGATATGTTTGACGGCTCTGAAGAGATTCCGTTTTAGGAGGACAAAATGAGTAGAAGCGCTGACAAGCATTTAAGAAAAGCTGTTAGGAAAAATATGCAGGAAACCTGGAACTGGTTTGCAGAGATTCTTTTAGAAATACCTTTTAAGAGACGTTTGTTTCTTGCCTGGCGCATTCTGATAAAAAAAGACATTCGAAAATAGATTGTGTTTCGGGAGGTAAAGCATGAACCACTTATGTAAAGATGACAACAAGACTGTTACAACAAAAGAACTTGCAGAGATTCTCGGTGTAGATGTATCTACAGTTACAAAGACTGTAAACAGATTAAACGAAACTTCTGATGTACTTCCGAAGTTCTCACAGGGGCAGACTCCAAGATACACGGAAGAACAGACGACCTTCATTAAACAGGAGATACAGAAACATCACAATCTTGCAAACAGGCAGATTGATATTGTATCAACAGAACTGGAAGAGAACCTGATGATTGCCAAAGCGTTTACGATTCTTCAGCGGCGTAACAGCGAACTTCAGGCAAGATGTGAAGCTGCAGAAAGATTAAACAATCAGATGATGCATTCATCACACCTTTACACAATCACAGAGATTGCAAAGGAATTAGGTTTAACTTCCGGTGCAAAGCTCAATGAGATTCTTGAAAAGAAAGGTGTTCAGTACAAGGTAAACGGTACATGGGTTCCTACGTGTAAGTATTCTGAACGTGGATACTTTGAGATTAAACAGCAGGTGCATGATGATACAGGTTATGTGTACTACGACAGAAAGGTAACACAGGAAGGAAGAAGATTTATTTTAGAGCTGATGAGCAGGAGTTCAGATGAAAACAAAAGTGTGTGTTAAAGTCGGCTGCGGTCGCACTGCCCTTCCCGGCAAGGACTTCTGCCAGAATCATATCAATATGCAGGAGCAGAGGGACAAGCGCAAAATCTTTACTAAGAGGGGCAAGTCCAAGCAATGGCACGGACTGTATGAATCTGCAGAATGGCGCAAGATGCGTGCTGCTTTCTTAAAGAAGTATCCGTCCTGCTTTATATGCGGCAGTCCAGCAGTCATTGCAGATCATATCATACCCCACCGGGGCGACCTGACATTATTTTACAATGCTGATAATCTTCAGCCGATGTGCCAGAGCTGCCATTCTCGCAAAACATTTAAAGAGAATAACAACTTTCACGTCAAGGGGGATACCCCCTCAAAAATTTGAAACGGTTCGACTTTAACCAACACGCCCCCTTTCTTGTGTGCGCGTGCGAAAAAAAACGACAGGGATAAAAAATGGGAAGAACGCCGAAGAGCGTTGATGAACACATTGCAAATGGAACTTACAAGCCTTCAAGACATGAGGGACGCGGGATTACAATTGAACCGCTTGAAATGCTTCCTGCACCAATCAGCTTGTCAAAGCGGGCAGCTGAAAAATGGGAAGAAATTGTTCCGGCTATGCTTTCTGCCAGGCTCGTGTCTGTTGTAGATGCAGTGATTCTGAAAGATGCTTTTATCAGTTACGACATTGCACAGGATTGCCTTGAAAAAGTTAACGGTTATGAAAGTTACGGGGAGTATCTGCAAAATATTGACAAAATAAAACAGATGAATCTGCTCGATGTATACAAAGAGCACATGAACCGTTTTCATAAAATTATGATGAAGTTCGGAGTTACGCCGGAAGCCAGAACCAGAATGAGAGTAAAGCCTAAAGAAAAAGACGAAAGCGACGTTTTCAAGTCATTACTTGGAAACGGGTAAAAGATTTTTAGTTGATGCTGACAGAATCAAATTGACTATATAAAAGAACTGGCTCAAAAAACAAATATTACAAATTCACAGTTTGTTTTTGAAGCCGTAAAATATTACGAGGAAAAATGTCTTTCAAAATAAATGATTTTCGATTTTACATATTTGAAATATATCGATGAAGTTCTTCACAATAAAATTCCCGTTTGTAAAAAGGTAAAACAGGCGGTACAGCGTCATGTTTCGGATATGAAAAAAGCAGAAGACGGCAGTTTTCCGTATTATTTTGATTACAAAAAAACTCAGCAGGCAATTACTTTTTTCACCTATCTTGTACATACAAAAGGAGAGCTTGCGGGGCAGAGACTTCACCCCGAACCATGGCAACAGTTTATTATCGCAGAAATATACGGTTGGAGGCGTAGAGATAACAATAAACGCCGCTTTCGCCGCGCCTATATTCAGGTCGCTAGAAAAAACGGAAAATCATTTCTTGCTGCGGGCGTAGCGCTTTATGACCTTATGACTGAACCCGGTGCTGAGGTTGTCTCCGCTGCAACCAAAAAAGAACAGGCACGAATTGTTTTTGAAGATGCAAAGAAAACCGTTCAATACTCTCCCGATTTTAAAAAACACATAAAACCGCTGGCTCACGCACTTGTTTGCGGTGATGGAACCATGAAGCCGCTGGCCAGCGAATCTAAAACACTAGACGGCTTAAACCCTTCCTGTGCAATTATTGATGAATATCACGCACACAAAAACGATGAACTTCTTGCGGTTATTGAAACAGGTATGAGGGCAAGAACTCAGCCTCTTATGTTTATAATCACGACGGCCGGAAATGATAAAAACGTCCCTTGTTATGAAGAATATGAAAAAGTCGGAAAGATTCTTTCAGGCGTAAGAGGCTATGAGAATGACGAATATTTTTGCATAGTTTACGAAATTGAAAAAGGTGACGACTGGACTAATGAGAAAAACTGGTATAAAGCAAATCCGAACCTCGGTATTTCTGTAAAAATTGAATCCATGCGTTTAGCTTGCAAAAATGCTTCGATGAAAACCTCGGATGAGGACGCTTTCCGTACTAAAAATCTGAACGAATGGCTTAATGTTTCCGAAGTTTGGATAAACAACAGACAGTGGGAGAAATGCAGGAAGCGCTTTTCAGAAAAGAAACTTGCGGGGCTCAGATGTTGGGGCGGGATCGACCTTTCAAAACGTCTTGATTTTACAACTTTAACGTGGTACTTTGAGCTTGAAAACGGCAAACGATATGCAAAGCATTATTTTTATATTCCGGAAAATCAGATTGAAGCGAAAATGAGACAGGATTCTTACAGAATCCGGCAGTGGATAAAGCAAGGTTACATCACAGCAACTCCCGGTGACACTCAGGACTTTTCTTTTATGCTAAAACAGATTTTTGAAGATGCAAAAAAATTTGATATTCAGGAAATTGCCTACGACCGTAACCTAGCGGAATACCTTATCCAGGATCTGGCGGCAGAGTTCAACTGCGTGGAATTCTCGCAGAGCATTACGGGAATGAGCGAGCCTTCAAAAGACTGGGAGCAGGCAATTGTCGGGGGAGCTATTATTGATAATAATCCGGTTATGGAATGGATGGTAAGTTGTACGACGGTAAAGCCTGATGTAAATGGGAATATAAAACCAATTAAACCGGATACAAATAAATCAAGTAAACGTATTGATGGCGTTATCACGTCAATCATGGCTAACAACCGCCTTAAAATTGCACTTGCAGACGAAGCAAAAGCCCCGGTGAGTGTTGATGATATGATTTTCTGACTTTTTTATAACTGACTTTTTTTTATATGAAAATACTAGGTATTGAAATCCGCCGAGTTTCCGGCGGAGTGCACACAGATAAACAGCTGCCGGCTGTTTCCAGACCTACCGGCGGGTTGTTGTTTTATCCGAATATGAGCCGCGGCGAGCTTATGCGAAATACAACAGTCTCCGCTTGTGTCATGCTGATCGCAGATTCCATTGCACAGATGTCCTGCCATGTTTACAGAAAGACAGACAGCGGACGTATCCGGGATGAGCGCCCTGCCCTTTCATACCTCCTGCGCAAACGTCCGAATTTTGATGATGCGCCTTTTACTTTCAAGCAGACAGTCATAACAGACTTACTGATTGACGGCAATGCGTTTGTTTTTGTTGCAAGAAATCCAGACGGCACCCCAAAAAGCTTAACACCGCTTATACCGGAATTGGTGCGCATCTGTTTTGATGATAACGGCAATGTTTACTATGAATACAGCTGCCGGGGTACGATATACAAATTCCGTCCGGATTATGTACTTCATATCCCGGCTTACAGATATGGCACAATCAGGGGAGCCTCACCGCTGGCTTATGCTTTTCATGCTGCAAAACTCGGTCTGACTCTCGACGAATACACAAATGCCAGTTTCGACGGCGGGATTCATTCAAAACTTCTTATTGAAGTACCGCAGACTGAGAAAAAATTTGACAAAGTGGATGCCCAGAAGCTCAAGGAGCGCATTTTAGATGCTTACGGCGGACGGGAGCATTCAAACGATCCTTTTATTGTTGCAAACGGAATGAAAGCAAGCGCCCTTGACCTCGCCAGCAATTCAGATGCGCAGCTTGCAGAAAACCGGACATATTCAGAGCGTGAAGTCGCAAAAATTTTCCGCGTACCGCTTTTTATGCTCGGGAAAGACGACTCCAAATTCACTAATCAGGAACAGGCAAACACCTTCTTTTTACAGCATACTCTTTCGCCATGGATTGTGCGCCTGCAGCAGTATTTTGACCGTCTGCTTACACATTCTTTTGGAGATGATTATTATGTCGAGTTTGATACGGACACAATGCTCCGGGCAGACTATAAAAGCCGTATGGAAATGTACACGAAAGGACTTACAAATGGGGTTTACACGCCGAACCAGATTTTTGAACGCGAAAATTTACCGAAAACAGGTGAAAAATGGGGAGACCAGCACTTCATGCCGGTCAATCTTTCAACAATCGATAAAATTTCCGCTCAGCCGGTTTCTGATGTAAAGGACGCTGATAGTAACTTCTAAAAAAAATCCTAGAAAAAGCGATAGAAGCACTTACTGTGTAGAACGGGCTTTTTTTTATATGACTTTATTATAAAGCCGTTTTAGAGGAGTTCAGAAAATGGATATTGAAAAATTAATACAGAGAATTAAAAATGACCAGCAATACAGAGATATAGAACTGAGGGCTGTCCGAAATGATAGTGAAAAGCCCGAATACCGTGTTTCCGGATATTCAACCATGTTTAACCGGCCGTTTGTGCTCTGCCGTGAAAAATGGGGCGGCATTGAATACGAAATCCGTGAACAGGTTGATTCTCACGCTTTCGACGGGTGTGACATGTCGGATGTTATTTTCAACTTGAATCACGAAGGTCGTGTTTTTGCCCGTCTATCAAACGGCACGCTTAAACTTTCAACGGATGAAAAAGGACTCCATGTTGACGCGTACCTGGGCGGAACAGAAGAAGGCCGCAAAATTCACGAAGAAATCGAAGGCGGTTATCTCACAAAGATGTCTTACCGTTTCGCCGTCGAAGAAGACAATACGGAAGAATCTTTAGAGGGAAAAAAATGCGTAATTTTACGAACTATAACAAAAATGAGAAAATTGTATGATGTTTCGGTTGTCTCTATTCCTGCAGATGACCATACTTCAATTTCAGCGAGAAGCTTTTCAGACGGATTGATCAAAAAGCTTCAGGCGGAGCGACTTGAAGCTGAAAAAAAAACAGAAGAAGAACGTCAGGCAATTCTGAAAGCCGAAGCACGCAAGCGGGAACTTGAACTGCTCGGGAATTTTTAAAGGAGATTATGTTTTATGGACAAAAAAGAACGGCGCGCACAGCTTATCGCCGAGATGCGTGAAATGAATGACAAAGTCCTCACTGAAAAAAGAGATTTCAATGACGAAGAAAAAAAGCTCTACGCAGAAAAAGAAAACGAAATGAGGGAACTTTCTGCACAGATTGCTGCAGAAGAACGCCGGGATGCACTCGCCGGCTTTTCGACAGAACTTCCACGTTCGGAGGCCGGTGCTGAAGGTAGTGGAGTACAGTCAGACGGTGAAAAAGAAGAATTCCGCAAGTTCCTAATGGGAGAAAAGCGTGACCTTGGTGTTGGAACCTCAGGCTCGCAGGGCAACGGCTATGCCCTCGCTCCTGAGGAGTTCTCAAAGGAAATCATTGCCGCCGTGGAAAAGGACACACAGCTGTACAAGGTTGTGGACAAAATTCCGGTAAGCGGAGCCGGATCTCTCGGAATACCTTATGAATCTACAGATGCATCTGACGCTGCATGGACAAACGAAGTTCCTGACAGTGAAACTGAAGGAGATTCTTCATGGGAATTCAAAAAGCGTGAGATTGTTCCTTTCGACCTTGTAAAACTTGTAAAAGTATCAAAGAAGATGCTCGCGGCGGCAGCAATCCCTGTTGACCAGCTTGTAAGGGAAAAACTCGCCTACAAGTTTATGTCCGCTTTTGAAAAAGGGATCCTTACCGGAACGGGTTCGGGGCAGCCGCTTGGCGTTTTTACGGCATCTGCAAACGGCATTCCTGCTGACCGTGACATTGCGTCTGACCGCTCTGCTTTCAAGAAGGCAAGCGGAATGATATGCAGCGCTGATGACCTCATAAAGATGAAGATGAACCTCCGCCCTGCTTACCGCAAAAATGCCGTCTGGGTAATGCACACGGCAATCCTCCAAAGTGTCATGCTTCTGAAGGACAACGACGGACAGTATTTGTGGCGTCCTGGACTGCGTGACGGCGAGCCTGATACAATTCTCGGCATGCCGGTTATTGAAAGCGAATTTGCTCCGTCCGGGAAAAATACAAACAACTATGTGATGATTCTTGGCGACTTCAGAAATTATTACAAGTTTGCATACTGGAAGAATGTTGAGATCCAGCTTCTTGTAGAAAAGTTTGCCGGAAAAAATCAGATTGGATATCTCGGACATACACTTGCAGACGGTATGCCTGTTCTTGCAGAAGCATTCACCCGCCTTAAAGTCGGCGGAACATCTTCAACAGGTACAGTTTCTGCTACTGCGTAAATCAAAAGCCCGGTTTTTATGGCTTATGATATAAAACTTACACTGCCATTGTTGTAATGTTTGACCGCTTCCCTCTTCCGGAAGCGGTTTTTATTTATCTGACTTTCTTAATATGAAAATAAGAAAACTTATAATCAGCGGGAAAGCAAACAAAGACAAAACTGCTGAAGAAATCAGAAAGCCGGGTTGTGATTTGTGGCTTGTAGGTGTTGACGAGCGAGAAGGTGCTGACCTTTATTTTGAACTGCATGGAATTAGGGTAAAGCATGAGAACACCGTCTATGAGCTTCCGGCGGAAGTTTATAACCAGGGATTGCCGATAAACAATTCAATCAGTGCAATGCTCGTCTATGCATGGCTTCAGGGCTATACAGACATTACAATTGCCGGTGCTCCGATGGTTGCTAACGATGAGTATGTATACCAGCGGCCGGCACTGGCTTTTATTGTGGGCTACCTTGCGGGGCTTGGTTTAAAGCTTGCATGGGACGGAATGGTTGAAAATGAATGTTACGGAAAAGGTAAAAAACCGGCATTTTAGGAGGATATATGGTACAGAAGAAAGACAGAAGAACCGGAAAAGTTTCGGAAATTAAAACAAAAAAAACGTCGGCAGAAGAAGTTCAGAAAACTACAGGAAAACCGGAGAAAAAGCCGCCGGTTGTAGAAGCCGGGGACTATTTTAGGCATGCGAAAATCCGTGCAAATGCACTGATCTGTGCACCTTACGGAACTTTTAATCCCGGTGATACCGGAATAATCCCGTACAGTGATGCAGTTGAAATGCAAAAGGACGGACGCTGTACTATTTTGGAAAATTAAATGACCTTTATTACGAGTACCATGCTTCAGGATTTTATGGATAAGCATGTTGAAGATGATGACTCAAAGCCAGATGGATACTGTAATTCCGCTATGGAAATGATCCGCGACTATTTGGGATATGACCCTGAAAAGCAGTCCTATAAGCAGACAATAAGAGGTGATAACGGCAGGGTTGCAGTGTTGTGCGCAATGCCGATCTGTGCAATTACGGCATTTTCTGTTGACGATATTGAACATGATGTGGCTGAGATTGAAGTTGAAAAAGAAAACTATATCCGCTTTGCAGATGATTTTGTTTTCCGCAAAGGTTCACGTTATTTAATAACCTTTACGGCAGGCTATGACCCGGTGCCGGAAATCATAAAAACAACTGCCTTGCAGATAGCTTCCCTATTCTGGGAAAGTGCGGGGGGAAACCTTGCAGTAAGTTCTACAAGCTTTGCAGATACGGGTTCCCGTGTATTCAATAATTTCACCGCAGATCGCTTTCTTAAACAGATTGCACAGTTTAAGCGGATTTTTTAAGGAGGTGTTCTATGAGTGAAGAAGAAAAAAAAAACAGCTTAATGGAATACCGGCTTAAACAGATTGAACAGAAAATTGATCAAGTTATCAAGCTTCAGCTTCAACAGCAGGCACTTGATTTTAGAATGAATACCGCAGAAGCTGTAATAAAAGACTTACAACACAATCAGAAAACAAGAATTGACCGCTGGCTTAATCCTCTTGTTTCCGCAATTGTTTCGGGGCTTATCGCCTTTATCCTTATTAAAGTAGGTTTAAAATGAAATATCCACAATCTGCTGCAAAAAAATTCTATTTAGATGTTCCGCCTGAACGGCTTGAAACTATTTCAAAATACGGCTGCTGCGCGTTTGTACTCCTCTGGTGTCTCGGAATCGAGCCGGATGACATGGAAGCCGTTAAAATCGTAAACAGCATGATTAACGCAAAGGTAATTGAAGCTGACTGTACCGTCCGCTGGGCGGAGGCAGTAAAATTCCTTACCGGCCGTGAAATTACGATCCAGTTTAAGGATGTCAGGGATATTCTTTCAATCAGGGACAGAACGCCAGTGCGCTATGACTATAAAGGCAAAGGACACTGGGTAGGAGCTGAGCGAGGAATGATTGCATTCAATCCGCTTGAATATTCCCAGTGTGTAGATAAAGGGCGACCGGTAACGGCACGGATTATCAAATTAAAATAAGGAAGGAGGAAGAAATGAAAAATTTCTTTAAAAATATCTGGGTACAGATTATTGCATGGATAATGGTTGTTGTTGGTACAGCCATTTTAATTTTAGGAGGTGTTGATGCTGGCAATGTTGCTAAAATTCCAACTTTAATTTTTGGAATTATTGAAGCCATTGGAGTTTTGATTTTGTTTATCAAATCAATGCTTCAAGCAAAAGATATGAAAAATAAATAGTATCATTTTGTCAGATTAAACAGAGGCTCCGCAAATGCGGGGCTTTTTTTTTAGCTGACTTTCTTAATATGGAAAACGAAAAATCAGAAATAGCAGGAAATAAAATCACTGCAAAAACCATGAGTAAAATATTTAAGGTGGTTGCTGTTATTGGAATCATTGTCTGCCATATTTTCAAATGGCGTGGAAAACTTACAGCCGAAAGTTCTGAAATCTGCTTTATGTGGGCATGGGTTTACGGACTTGGGGCAGGTACAATCGACCTTAATATCATTATAGACAAGTTCCGGAGACCTAAATGAACCCTTTGACGCTATATCTTGTAATTGCTGCTCTGGCTGTGATACTTGCAGGGACGTTTTATGCAGCCATCAGAAACGCCGAGAAAGCGAAGGCAGAGCGCATCAAGTACGAAAAAGAAATTGCAAATCTTAAAAAGAACATTGTACAGCTTGTACAGCACGCAGAATGGCTTGCAGAAATCAAACATACTCAAAAAGAAACAGAATCAGCTTTACAGGAGGCAAATACAGATGAAGAAATTACTGACATTGTTAATACTGTTATCAGTGCTAACAATAACAGGGTGCGCAAGTAAACCGAAAAAAGAAATTACACTGCCGCCAAAGCCGGAACGTTCAGAAATAAAGCAGCCGGAAACTCTCCGTGAATACGCGGCAATCATTGTTTATTATGAGTATCTTGTTCAGGAGTGGGAACTCTGGGGCAGAACAGCAGAAGAACTGGTTTATGGCAGCGCAGATAATTAATGCTTCTGTTGATATTGAGAATGTACAGCAGGCTCTCGCCGGAACATCCAAAAGTCTTAAATCTATTCAAAAAAGCGTTTTGCGAATTGCGGCAAAGGAAACTGCAAAGCGTATTAAGGCTGTCATAAATACAAGCGACCTGCAGAAGCGCACCGGAGAGCTTCTAAAGGCTTATGTATATAAAGTCAAAAAAGACGGTAGCGAAGCAAATGTTTTTCCAAAAGCTTTGTCAAAAAATCGCACTATTTTTCCAAAAGCGATGACGCTTTCTTACGGACACGACGGACCAACTAAACGAGCCAAGAGCTGGAATATTTTGCCACGCGGCTTTGTTCAGGCGGGTCAGCAGTATGCAGAAAACGGCGCATATATGGACGAAGTTCAGAAGATAGTTGATAAAGAACTTGAAAAATACTGGGGGTAAATTATGGAGCAGATAGCAGAGGCTATTAAAAAGTTTATTCTGGAAGATGTGAATGCGGAGCTTACGGGGCTTGAAAGTGATGGTATTACGCTGCCGCCGGTTGCAGAAAAAAATATTGTTTTTGGTACGGTTGACTTGTCGCGGTATGAAGCGGCGATTATTGTTTCCATTCTGCCGGAAACTCAAGAGCCTGACGAAGAGTTTATTAACGGATTTTCCGACCGTTCAGAGTTCACAGTTACATTCTTTTTTCAAAAAGAAAAGTATTCACTTCTGGTAAAAAGAATGTTTCGTTATGCAAAGGCATTCCGGACAGCTCAGGCAAAGAATCCGGAATTAAGCAGTACCTCAGACGATCCAGAATCCGGGGTAGAAGAATCAGAAATTACACAGATTAAATTTTATCCTGATACAGGCGCAGTTGCCCAGCAGATGACTGCCTTTGAAATAAGTTTTTATACAGATACCGAAGAAGTGCTAGACGGATAATCTGACTTTTTTATTAAATTATTTAGGAGATGTTACCATGGTAAAAAAACATCAGATTGCACCGTTTTTAAATAAAGCGGTAGGTAGCGATGGGCTTGTTAATAAAACAAACCCAGACTGGATGCGTATCTGTATGTCTACTGCTTTCGACCTTAATATGAATCCAGAGACAGAGGAACGCGACTATATCTGCGATGAGGCACCAACAACAGAACTTAAGCAGTACAAGCCTTCTTTCAATACTCCGCTTGTAATGCACAAAAATGAGCTTGACTACGAGTTTATTTTTGGCAAGTTCTTTAATCAGGATGCTGGAGACAAGGCAAAAAGCGAGCTTCTTCTCGTATTTTTTCAGGAGCCAGTAGACTCACTGGCAACCCCGACACACTTCAAAGCGTGGCGCGTTGACTGCACAATCATTCTTAATAATTTGAACAGTGTAGACTCAACACTAAGCTTTGACACAAACTTTGCCGGAACAGTAAAAAAAGGCTATGTCACAATCGCCGCAGGTGTCCCAAAATTCACAGAAGGAAACTATTCTGCGACATGATAAACCTCTCAAAAGTAAAACTCCCAGACTGCATAGAAGCTGATGGGAGCTTTTATAACATAAAAACAGATTTCCGCGTATGGCTCAATTTCTCAAGAATTGTAAACACAAAGGGCGCGGTTGTAGATGACGTGGATTTTATCTACACAGACACAGTTCCATCAGCGAAAAAAAAGAGAGAGGCGTTTGAGAGGCTTCTTGATTTTTTTCAGCCAAAAAACAAACTTCCCCGCTCTATCGGAGAAAGTTTTGGCGGAAAAATTCTTGATTATGAAATTGACGCCGACCTGATTTATGCTGCGTTTTACGAGCAGTACGGAATCAACTTGCTGGAAATAGACAAAAACGGTCACGCTGTGCAGATTCACTGGCACATCTTCCTAGCCCTTCTCTCAGGACTCCACAACACAAAACTCAACGAGGTTATGAACTGGAGATGCTGGACTGGAGACACTAAAACAGAATTCGGAAAACAGATGCAGAAACTGCGAAATGCCTGGGAACTGGAAGAGAAGGACGAAAAAACGCTAGAGGACTTGGAGAAGTTTAACGCGCTGTTTGTAAAGAAAGATTAATCCCACCAAGCTCTATAATGAGCGCTGTCCTCATCTTTATGCTTTTTAGAGAAAGTAAAATAGATGGCAAGACCAATCGGCAGAAAACTCACAAAAGCAACTGGCAAAATTAGTAAAAGCATATTCTCACCCCCTTTCGTTTGTCTGACTTTATTTTAAAGTATTTTTTAATATTGTCAAGGATTTCGTAATGTCAAAAAAAGCAGTTGTTAAAATTGGCGCAGATGTCGAAGAAGCAAAAGATGGAATTGATAAAGTAAATCAGCAACTCACCAATTTACAGAATACAGCGAAAAAGAACTCTTTTATAAAACTTGCGGAAAACGTTTCTTCTGTAGGAAAAGCTTTTGGTGTTGTTACAACTGCGGTAAAAAAGGTAAATGAGAGCATAAAAGAAAATATTGAACTTGCAAAAAAACAACAGCAGGCGGAGAAACAGCTTGAGGCGGCTGCAAAGAACAATCCATATCTCACAGAGGCATCTGTCATTCAGCTCAAGAAATATGCCGGAGAGTTACAGGCTATTTCAACAATAGGTGATGAGGAGCTGATTCCAATGATGGCGCAACTTGCGACCGCTGGACGCACACAAGAAGAGATACAAAGCATAATGAGTGCGGCTCTCAATGTTTCAGCAAGCGGAATGATGAGCCTTGACTCTGCCGTATCCCAATTAAACAAGAGTTTTAGCGGCTCCGCTGGGAATCTTGGCAACCAGATTTCTGAGCTTAAAAATCTCACCAAAGAGGAGCTTGAGAGCGGAAAAGCGATAGAGATAGTGGCACAGAAGTTCAAGGGAATGAGCGAGACTGTCAGCGAGCAGACGGGAGGATGGCAAAAATATAAAAACTCCTTAGGTGATTTTAAAGAGATACTCGGCACTGGCTGGGCAAATCTCCAGAACTCTGTAGGAAATGTCCTAAGTGGATTCTTTGACAAAATAACAAGCAAGATGAAAGTCGCAAAAGAAAAGGCAGAGGAGTTCAAGGCATCCCTCAATCTTATTGCGGAAAACAACTCAGACAATGCTTCCACCGCTACACTCCAGTCTGAGATAGACTTACTCACCCAGCAGACCGAAAAATACAAGCAGTACCAGAAAGTTCTAACTACAAGCAAAAAGAATTTCGTAGCCGGAGAGAAAGACAAGCAGGCGGAACTCCAGAAAACCTATAACGAACTTTTAGAGATGCAAGAGCAATATGTATTGAGCAATCAAAACATAAATAACGGTGCCGTCGATCTTATGGCAAACGCAGAATTCTTAAATGAGGAGTTCTTGAAACTTCATCCTGAAATGCTGGATGTAGAGAAACAACTTGAGGCGCAGACAAAAGCGGTAAAGAATGCAGAAAAAGAGTATAAAACTTTGAACGAGGAATGCTACACACTCGGATATACATACGAGGTTCTTTCAAAGCGAATTGAGTCTAATAAAACCCGACTTGAAGAACTTAATCCAAAACTTAGAAAAGCGGCAGACTTGGCTAATGAGCAGGGAAAAGCCGATGAGGCAGCCGCAAAGGCAAAAGAGGCACAGAAAAAGGCGGAGGATGAAGCTTTTGAAAAATTAAAAAAAAGAAATGAGCTACGGGAGCAGTATAGCAAAACTCTTGAAAAAACGCAGTCACAGATTGAAGCGCGCAGGAGGCTTAATGAGACAATTACCGAAGAAGAGGAAGCCCAACTTATGCTTAACGCCGCAACTCAGGCGTATATCAATATGTATTCTGACCCAGTCTTTGACCGCTCGCAGACGAAGACTGGAATATGGGACGGAGAGCAGGAACAACTCGACCAAATAGCACAGTATGCTGAAAAAGCAAAGACTGTCACTGACAAATCAAAAAAGCATGCCGAGGAATTAATTGAGGCTTGGCAGGTTCAGAAGACAGAAACTCTTGAAATGCAAAAAGCGGCTCTTGAGGATTATCAGAAATACCTTGAGTCTAAAGAATCACTAACTGAGCAAGAGATTGAAATGAGGGAACGGCTTAAAGACGCCCTTAAGAATATTGATGATGAGATGAATGAAGCGCAGAAAAAAAAGTTTGCCTCAATTACCGAAGCAATTTCTTCTTACGTAGATAAATTTGCGGAAATTACAAACGGAATTACATCCCTTGTAAGAAAGAATAATGAAGCGGAAACAAATGAGGCCATGACAGCCCTATCAGAGCAGTACACAAACGGTATAATTTCCTACGAAGAGTACTGCGATAAAAAAGCCGAACTTGATAAAAAAGCAGCTCAGGAAGAGTATAAACTAAAAATGTGGGAATGGACTGCGTCATTTCTGCAGGCAACTGCAAACATTGCTCAGGGAGTCGCAAAGGCTCTTGCTGAGGGAGGTCCATATGCCGGTCCTATTCTTGCGGCACTTGTTGGAGCGAGCGGAGCAATTCAGATTGCGACAATAGTTGCGAACAAGCCTAAACCGCCAAGTTTTGCAACAGGTGGTATTGTTCCGGGAAACAGCTATTCAGGAGACCGAGTACAAGCAAATGTAAACTCAGGAGAAATGATTTTGAATACCCAGCAACAAGCTAATCTCTGGAAAATGGCAAACGGTGCGCAAGGTGGGGGCGCAGTTGTAAATATGCCAGTAAAAATTGAAAACAATACAGACTCATCTGTTCAAACACAATTAAATACAGATGGATTGCTGGTCCTGATTGACAAGCATATAAATGCGGAGATGGCAAGAGGAACTTATACACAAAGTATGAATATAGCCCATGGAAAAGCACAGGGTGCATCTTATTTATAGGAGTATTTTATATGAACATACATTCATGGCCTCAGGCGGTCAATTCAAAGTTTTTTAGTGGAAATAACAGACCGAAAGAAAATACGGAAACTGTCTCGTTTCTTTCGGGAAGGAAGGTCAGCTATCAGATTAACACTAAAAAACTGATGACATATAAATTAAAGCTTAAGCTTACAAAAACAGAGCTTGCCCTCTTCTGGACTTGGTTCAATGATGTACTCGGACAAAACGCTAATGCCTTTTCTTGCAAATCACTCGGAAACAGTGTTTATCGTTTTGTATCAATTCCGGAACCGGAAGATACCGATCAGCAGAACCGCGTTCTGTCTATGGAAATTGAAGAGGTTTATTAATGACGAAGTCTGAAATTTTTAATCTTTTATTCACCGGTGGAAACTTTACAAGACCGTGGCTTATTAAAATGACGCATCCTGATGCGGGAATTCTTTATTTTATAAACAACAATGAGCCGGTTGCATACGACGGGAAAATTTATAAAGCTGCAAATTTTGAATACACACAGCCCGACCTGTCTGGAGAAGGCGCTAGGCTCGATATCTTTGCGACAGATAATTACGAGATTATAGAATGGGCAGAAAAAGCTGACTGTCATTATTCCCTTGAAGTTGCAGGAGCATTAATAAACGGCGAAGTGCAGCCTGTAAAAAGCTTCAGACATTTTTACGGCTCTGTTTCCATGGGTGATGACAACAAGCTGTCTTTTGCTCTTGAATCAGACGGTCGTCTTGATATGGTCTTTACTGCATATAAATATGATACCGACTTGAACAGGGGGAATGCTTGATTGATGTATCAGATTTAATTGGCATTCCGTACAGGGAATACGGGCGCACTCTTTCGGGACTTGACTGTTATGGTCTCGCAATTCTGGTAGAAAAGCGGTTAGGAAAAAAACTACAGGACGCAGTTTATGAAAACCACGACAAAGAACTTTCCGCAAAATATTCACCTCTTTTAAACATCCGTAAAACTGACTTTATTAGAAAAGGCGTATTATTGGAATTTCATATAAAAAATACTCTGCATATTGGAGTTGCCCTGAACAGTCAGGACATGATTCATGCAACGACAAACCAGGGAGTAAGGATTTCTAAAATAGCAGCCTATAAAATCGCCGGTATTTATGAGGTTTTATAAATGGGATTGCTGAATATATATGATACAATCAACAATGAACACAAAACACTTGTTGCAAATGGAAAGCTCAAAGATATACTTCCAGATGTCGATTTTAATCTTTCGTTAATTTTGAAAGCTGGAAACAGAGTTTCAAAAGAGTATGTAGTTACTGAAGATGATGTTTTATATATACGTAAGATGCCGGGCTCTACTGCCGTTATCGCGGGAATCGCAATTGTCTGTGCAGTCGTAGCTTTAGGGGTTGGCGTTGGTTCTGCTATTTATGCAAATGTGCAGGCAGAAGAAGTTAAAAAAAAGATGGAAAAGGCGCAGAAAGATGCGCAGAATCTAGCCCAGCAAGTACAGCAGCTTCCGTTTATTCGAGGGGCGAAAAACCGCAAGGCGCTTGGTGAATCTGTCCAGTTTTTAATGGGCTCTGTATATAATACGCCTTATAACCTTACAGACGGATTTTACAGCATAGACGGAACTGACGGCGTAAACAGCTATTACAATGCGGCGTTCTCATGCGGTTTCAATTCTCAGAAAATTACACAGATTTTAATCGGCAATGAGGCAATTTGTACAAGAAGTGAAGGCATTGACGGGGAACTCCCTTTTGATTCTACATCGATTTATTACAAAAATAACGCGAATCGTGTCGAAGTAAGGCAGCCGGGGCAACTGCTTACCTTTGCAGGGTGCATGCAGAAAGTAAGGGCTACATATTCAGGAGCAGAATTGAAACATGACTATGGCAAGGATGCTGTTCCTGTTATCCTCCAGGCTGCTGACAATGCGCTTAAGATACAGGTCTGCATCCAGTTTTCTGCCCTGAGAAAGTATGATTCAAAAAAAGGAGTCTGGGATAAAAGGCTTGCACGTGTAAGTCCTTTCTGGTCTAACGACGGTGGTCAGACCTGGAACAGGTTTTCTTTTGCCGGCGCTGAAACATGGACACTTGGAGCGCAAACCCTGTACAACTGTTTTTACAGAAACGTAAATCATAATATACGCTTCGTTGCAGAGAAAACCTTTACTGCTGCAGAAAGCTACGGTAAAAAGATCTCCATAAAAGTCGTAAAAGAAACTCCGAAAGAAGAAAGCAACTCCCAGGAAGACTGCGGAGTTTTGTGGTATCAGACTTTCTGCTACGATGCTCAAAAATCATCTTACAGCCGGCTTGAAGCATGCATGATTGAAGAGCCGGAGCTTATCAGCAAAACGACAAGGGTCGCATACAGAATTACTGCAGACGACAGCACAAAGGAAGTCCTTAGCGAACTGCACTGTATAACAGAATCTGCAGCGCGGACATGGGACGGGATAAAATGGAGCAGGACAAAAACAGCTACAAGAAACCCTGCCGCCTGGCTTCTGGAGATCCTCACAAGCGATGTCCACAAGGCGAGCCGGTTTCATGATACGGAGATTGACCTTGATTCATTCGGGGCTTTATATGAATACTGCGAAAAAAATAAATTTTATTGCGACGGAATTGTTTCAAAAAGCGAAAAGAAAAAAGACATTATTGAGCGAATTTTAAAGCTCTGCAATGCTTCTCTTATTATAAATACGGAAGGCCTTTATGAGGTTTGCATCGATAAAGAAGAAACAACCCCCGTTGCACTTCTCAATGCAGAAAACATTGTTTCTTTTTCATTTTCAAAAAGTCTTGCAAAAAAAGTTGACGGTTCAAAAGTAACCTTTACAAACCGGGATTCATGGACAGTTGATACTTTTTACTCTATGCTTGATGGTGGAGGTTATGATTACACAAACGATACTGTTGATTCTCTTGCGATTGATTATGCTACAACCTATGAGCATGCATATAAAATTGCACAGCGACAGCTCAGACAACGCCAGCTTCAGCCAAGGGAGATAAAGGTTGACGTAGGTCACGAGGGTGATTTTTATCCGCTTTATTCAACAGTGCTTTTACAGCTTCCACATCTTCTGCAGGGGCTTAGAAGTTCTGTCATCAAAGCCATCAGTTATAATGAGAACCGGGAAATTACAGAAATAGAAATTTCCGATTTAGTTGACTTTGTCCGGAATCAGAGATATGGAGTAATTATTCAAGCAACTACTCCATACGGGCATAAAACTTATTCTGCGGAGGTTATAAATAAAACGCAGACGGCAGGAACAAGAATCCTGACATTTGTAGAACCTCTTTCTCTCTCTAAAGAAACAATTATTCCGGAGCGTGGAAATCATCTTTCTTTCGGGACACTGGACAAAAACGGCAGATTTTCAAAAATAACAAACGTAATGAAGATTTACGGTGTAGAGCCGAACGGGAAAGACGGCTTTACGCTGACACTTCGCGATTATAACGAAGAAGTGTATTCTTACGGCGGAGCTGTACCGGCATATAAAAGCAATATCACACGTCCGCAGACCGGAAATACTTCGGTCTCAATTGACGATATAAACAGGCTTCGCCAGAATATGAACGTCCTTCAGGAAGACCTGATAAACGCCTATAAAATGCTGGAGATGCCGGTTGTCGTGGATGCAGACGTCAAAAGCGTTATTGTCGAAACAGACGAAAGCGGGCGCGCTGTAACACCTCAGCGTGTAAAAACTCAGATAATTTGCCGACAGGGCTGGGAAGAACGCCCGTTTGTTATTGGTACAATCAGCGTCCCTCCC